GAAGGAGAGCGCATGAGCGACTCGACACTGACCATCACCGGCTCGCTGGGCCGGGACCCCGAACTGCGGTTCACGAACGGCGGGCGCGCACTGTGCTCCCTCACCGTCGCCGTGTCGCACCGCTTCAAGAAGGACGACGAGTGGCAGGAAGAGACCTCCTGGGTCGATGTCACCGTCTGGGGCGACCTCGCCGAGAACGTCGCCGCCTCCTGTGTGAAAGGCACCCGCGTCACCTGCGTCGGGCGCATCAAGCAGGAAGAGTGGGCCGACAAGGAGACCGGCGCGAAGCGCACCAAGCTGGGCCTGGCAGCCGACGAGGTCGCCGTGTCGCTCCGCTGGGCTCGCGCTGAAGTCGAGCGCATCGAACGGGAGCGCTGATGAGCTACGACATCGGAGTCGGCGACCTTCTCGCCATGAAGGACGTCGCCGAAGGGTTGTCCGACGTCGCCTCGACGTTGTCCGCCGAACAGGCCGTCACGCTGCTCGCTGCGGCGGAGGCGGCACACAAGGCGCTCGGCGACGCCATCGCGTTCCTCAAGTCCAGGGCGATCGACCAGATCGAGCAGCCCATCCTGGTCGGGCGGACGGCATGGTCGAAGGCCCCGACCTACAAGAGGCGCCCGGACCAGGAGCTCATCCGGGCGACCGTCGTCGCGACTGCTCTCGACGAGGCGATGGATCGCGAGACGGGAGACATCGACCCGCACGCCGCTGTTGCGGCGGCGGTGCAGTCGATGGAGGCACTGTACGTGTCGCCGTCGTCTGTACCGAAAGTTGGGTGGCTGAAGGACCACGGTCTGACCGCTGGGGACGTAACCAAGGAAGAACACACCGGCTACGAACTGAAGAAGGTTGAACTGTGACACTCGCTCTCCCCTCCCCGCCCTCGTACGAGTACAAGACGGTCGGCCCCTGGATGGTCACGCAGGAACGCGACGGCCACACCGTCACCTGGGTGCTCTACAACCTGTCGGCTGCGGTCGTACGGCTGTTCCTGCTCCCGCCTCGCACCAAGACGCCGCCAGACCGGCGGGTCGTCATCGACGCCCGTGGCGTCACCGTGCTCGGCGTCGAACCTGACGGGTCGCCCCGCATGGTCGGCACCCGCGAAGCCTGCGACGCCCTGTTTCAGGTCCTCTCCAGTGTCGACCAGACGGACGCCATCATCGTGGACGTTCTGGAGATGGCAGAGTCGCTGCGCTCCATGGACGGGGTGATGATTCAGTGAACCCCTGCGTCCGTTCGATCACGGTTCGCAGGCCCGACAAGCTGATCAACATGAACGACAAGGCCCACTGGACCAGCAAGGCTTCGACTGTCGCCACCTGGCGGCAGGCGGGGTTCTGGTGGGCGAAGCAGTACAAGCTGCGCTGCCGGGCTGTTGCACCCGTCGAGGTGTGGACGGAGTTCGGCACGAAGCAGCCGGGCAAGCGCCGGGACCCGATCAACTTCATGCCCACGATCAAGGCGTTCTGCGACGGGTTCACCGACGCCGCCGTGTGGCCGGACGACTCGTCGCAGTACGTCCACACCAACGAGCCGACGTTCACAGCCGACGTCGCACCTGACTCGCTCAGGATCACACTGGCTTGGGAGGAGCAGGAATGAGGATCATCAACATCGACGACCACCCGACCGCTGAGGTCTGGAGTGGGCGCAGGCTGTTCCTCGGGTCCCCGTCCGGGATGCTGTTGATCAACTTGCCGCGAGCCGCCATGTCGGTTTCGCTGCACGACGAGATCGGCTTCATCTACTTCGGGACGGCCGCAAGGTCGACGGTGCAGATCACCGGCTCGAAAGCCAGGGGCAGGCTCCTCGCTCTGGCCGACGCCATCGCCGAGATGGAACGCCCTGCTACCGGGAGGGTCACACTGTGACGGTCTGCGCTGCAACGAAGTGGCCGACGAACGCCGACATGATTGTCGACATCGTCGAACTGGGCTACATCAAGCCGACCGACAAGGTCTGCGACCTCACCTTCGGCGGCGGCAAGTGGTGGTCGATCTACGACCACACCACCCTTGGCGCGTTCATAGCAGTGTTCGAGCCGTCGTTCGGGGTCGACGTAACCGACTACGGCACCGTCACCATCATTCACGCCGACTGGCGCAAGGAGACGCCGATCCCGGCGGACTCCGTCGACGTTGTGGTGTTCGATCCGCCGTACGTCGCGATGGGTGGTCGCAAGACCTCGACGCTGCCGGACTTCATGGACCGCTACGGGCTGAAGAACTGCGCCGTCACTCCCGAGCTGCTCCAGGCCGACAACGAGCTGGGCTTGCGTGAGGCCATGCGGATCACGAAGCCGGGCGGGCTGATCCTCGCCAAGTGCGCCCCGTACATCTCGTCGGGTGTCCGCAAGGACGGCGACTGGTGGGCGCGTGACGCCGCCCTGGCGATGGGGCTGACGATCGAGGACATGCTGATCCATGTCGGCGACGTCCGCGCCCAGCCGAAGGACGGCCCGTGCCGGGAGTGCAAGGGCACCGGGGCCTTCTCGATTCCCAACTGCCGGTGCGACGCTGGGAAGATGGGCGCCAACGACGATGCCCCGATCGAGGAGCACACCCACGGCTACCCGTGCGAGAAGTGCGACGGCACCGGGCGCATCCCCCGCAAGGTGAAGCACGCCCGCAACAACTACTCGGTGTGCTTCGTGTTCAAGAAGCCGAAGCCCCGCAAACCCAGGAAGAAGGTGGCGAAATGAGCCTCGAAGCCGACGCCCTTGACCCGATGGCGCAGATCATCTTCCGGATCGCCCTCCGTGAGGGTCGGGCGGGTGAACTGCTCTGGCGTCTCTTCAATGGCGACAGCGTAACCGTCGACATGGAGACCCGCCAGCTTGTCTACCTCCCCGCCAGCATCATCGAACAACTCAGCCACCAGGAGCACGAATGACCCCTCTCATCTTCCTCGACACGGAGACCACCGGCCTCCAGATCGACAAGCACACCATCTGGGAGATCGCGTGGGCTGTCGCCCATCACGATCGCGACCGCGGTCTGCTGTGTGTCCAGCGCCGCTTCCACACCACCGTTCGCCTGGCCGATCACGAGCTGGCGAACGCCGACCCCGAGGCCCTCAAGATCGGGCGCTTCGAGGAGCGCTACCAGGCTGACGCCGCCGCCAGCGTGTACGAAGCCCAGAAGGCCCTCATCCAGGACTGCGGTCGGATTGCCGACGGCACCGGACATCTGATGCCGCACCTCGTTGGTGCGGTGCCCGGGTTCGATCACAACATGCTCTGCGCGAACTGGCTGGGCTGGCCCGGCTTCGGTCAAGGGTTCTGGCACTACCACCTGATCGACGTCGAGGTTCTCGCCGCCGGGAAGCTGGACGTGAACCCGCCGTACAAGCACAGCGAACTCGCCGACGCGCTCGGCGTCGAGATCAACCCCCGCACCCGCCACACGGCGATGGGCGACGTCGACGTGTGTGTTGGGATGTACGCCGCCGTGTACGGCCTGGAGGTGGTGTGATGCCGTTCCCCAGGATGTCCCCCCGCGACGACGCTGACGCTCCGGCGATCCTCAAGATGATCTCGGACTCGGTCCGTGAGCGCGGCTACCCGCCGACGATGGTCGAGATCGCCCAGCATCGCGGGTGGTCCACCCCTTCGTCCGCGCTGCGGTTTGTCCGGCAGATGGAAGAGAAGGGTCTGGTCAAGACGACGCCCGGCATCGCCCGTGGCATCAAGATCACCGAGTCCGGCATGAAGGCCCTGACGGAGGAGGTGTGACGTGAACGAGGTCGACGTGAAGGAAGCAGAGCGCGTTGCCGCCGTTGCCCGCCTGTTCAAGCTGCTCAAGACCGACCCCGACTTTCCGATGATGTGCGCCGTGGTCTGCAAGGCGTGGGCGCAGCCCGACATCGGACACCTTGCCCGCTTCTGTCCCGACGCGTTCGACGAGCTGTACGAAGAGATCGTTGCGTTGGTAGGTGAGAGCTGATGTGGGTGCGGCTCACCAGGCGCGGCTACTACTCGGTGCTCAACGCTGTCGCCGGGGACCCGGACATGACGTTCGAGTTCACCCTGGACGACGAACCGCAGGGCGCACGGATCGATGTCGAAGCCCCGTACGCCGCATGGTGGTACGCCCAGCAGCGGCTGATGTCCCGCGTGTTCGGCCCGCGTGGCGGACGGGCGGGCGGTGTCCCCGCCAAGGACTTCGTGGCGCTCCGGGCAATCACCCGTGAACTGAACATCATCGACAAGCACCCTGCCCTCGTCGGGAAGCAGGTGGTGGGCTGGTACGGCGTCTCCATCCCCGCATGGAAGCGGGAGAACAGGACCTACTCGCCGTACCCGCAGCCCGGTCGGCCGTTCGCTGTGCTGCGCCCCGACTGGTACCTCGGGTCCAACGGCATCAAGCTGACCCGCTGGGTCGAGACGTCAGATGCCGTAGGGCGAATGGCCGACGAGAGCGTTCATCTGGCTCTCTGGCGTCATCCAGGTCACCCCTGACTGGGGAATCCACATGTCGACTACGCCGCTGCCGAGCATCTCCAGCACCGCGTAGGCGGCGGTGTCGATCTGGTCGTCGTGCTTCGGGCGACGACCGTCGCCCATCATCTTGCGGTGTTCCTCGATGAACGCCTTCACGTCCCAGTCGACCGTGCCGGGGCGAGGGAGGAACACGCGGCGCTTGTTCTGCTCCGACGAGTACGGGGTGGCACGGGACTCCTTGTCGCCCTCAGCTTTGGCGGGCTGCACGGTGTGTCCGATCAGGAGCCGCGAGTAGGCCTCAGTGACGGACTTGCCGGAACCGCCCTTCTCTTCCTCCAGCTTGATCTTCACCCCGTAGCCATCCATTGCTGCGACGCGCTTGACCTCGTCCTGCACGCCACCGGCCGACTTGCGGAACCGCTGCACGTCGAGCACGTAGAACTTGTCGCCCGACCTGCCCATCAGCGTGCCGACTGTCCAGTCACCACCGCCTTCGGTTGCGGCAAGGTCCCAGACGCGGACCTGCTTGTCCATCAGCGGAAGTTCCTTCGGGTCATAGAACTGCCAGTTGACAACGGGGAACATGCCGCCCTCGCGAGCCGACGGCTTCTGCTGGTACAGGCAGGACCAGGCGAACCCGTCCATGCCAGCACGAGCAAGCGTGAAGAAGTCCTCGGGGGCGCGATTCGGGATGCGGGAGAAACGGCAGTCGAGGACTTCGCCGTACTCGCGCCCGATGATGTCGCGCCACTCGGCCAGCTCGTCGTCGGTGAGTTCGATGTCGTCGGCGGGCTCGGCGAAGGCCGGGAACTCGATGACCTCCCACTGCGGGCCGGAGTAGCCCGGCTCCTTCATCCGTTCGATCAGGGCGCCCGACAGGTCGTCCTCTGCCCAGCGGGTGGCGATGATGATGACGGTGCCGCCGGGCTGGATACGGCGGTTGATGGTGCCGTCCCATTCGGCGAGATGCGACTTCTTCGTTGCGGCCGACGACGCCTCCTGGGCGTTCTTGATCAGGTCGTCGATGATGATGACGTGCCCGGGACGGCCAGTGATCAGACCGCCGATACCGACGGACAGCATTCCGCCGCGACCGTTCGACACGCGCCAGTCGGTAGCGGCAGTGAAATCCGGGTCGATCGACGAGCCGAACAGCTCGCGCCCGTAGAGCTGGTGGAGCTGGCGAACGTCCTTGCCGCGGGCGGTCGAGAAGTCGTCTGAGTACGAGATGTACATGAGCTGCCATGACGGAAACATGCCGGTGATCCAAAACGGCAGCAGGATGCCGCAGTATGTCGACTTGCCGACCTGGGGCGGGGCGTTGATGATGATGTAGCGCTCGTGATCGATGTCGAGCAGAGCGTCGACGATCCGCTGCTCCGCGTACTTCACGAACGGGAACATGACGTACGGCTCACCGAACACCTGCGGGCCGATGTACTGCCCGACACTGGACGGCAGGGCCATCCTGCTCAGATGCAACTGCTCAGGGTTCACTCGGAGGCCTCTGCTTCGACGACGGGGCCGATGGCCTGCATGGCACCCACGCCCTGTTCGCGCAACAGTTCGATGGCGCCACGCTTCACACTCTCGACCACGCCGAGGCTGACCGTCACGTCGTTGCGGACCTCGATGCGTTTCACGTCACGCCAACGGTCGGGCTGACGGTTGTAGAGCCACATCTGGATTGCACCAAGGTTGCCGCGGGAGGCGATGGCGTACAGCGCTTCCTCGATCGAGGCGTCTGCCCGTTGGAGGGCGGCCTCGCAGAGTTCCTTGAACTCGGGTTCGGCCATCTTCTTCTTCGTCTGGGCCGGGGACCACCCGGCCTCGATGCCCGCGTTGACCGGGTGGATGCCACAGGCGATGCGCTCGAAGAACAGCTCGCGCTGGATGATGTCGTCGAAGACCTTGTTGTCCTCGGTGGGGTCGTGGGCATCCATAGCAGGAAACCCTACTCCTCGATGTAGCGCCAGGTCATCAAGCACCCGGCAGCGACGGCGCCCCACGTGAACACCGGCAAGGGCACCGACGCCCAGATGTCGGCGAGGGCGACTGCACTAGCGGCAAGCCAGACGGAGATGCAGTACGGGCAGGTGAGCAGTTCATGGACCTTCATGCGGAACTCGCCCGGGTTCTCACCGATGATCGCCGTGAGCGCCTTCAGGCGCAGGGTCATGATGATCGTGTCCTTGATCACGAACCGGGTTGCCCGATAGGTGGCCAACGACAGGACCAGGATCAGCGACAGTTCCGACATCCGACTTCCTCAATCTCCCAGCGGACCTGGGCGTTCGCAGGGGCCAGGCCGACCTCCTGCACCAACGACTTCGACACGCCAGTGATGACGTCATCGACGACGGTGGCGGCGGACAGGACGTCGACCTGCAACCACCGCCCCTCGAAGAACCGCCACAACGCCACCTTGTCGCCGAGGAAGGTCAACCGACAAGTGCGGTACTCCTCCCCATCGGGCTCCAAGCCACTGAACACCTTGACGTTGGCGAGACCGATCTGCGTCATGGGCTGCATACTACGCGTCGGCAGACCGTTCCGCCATGATCTCCGACGCGATCTCCTGCACGGGAAACCCGTTCGAGCGGGCCATCTCAACAAGGTCGAGGGCGTCTGGCTGGGTCTGCAACCACCGCAGGGTCTTCACGCCGACAGCCCACGTCCCAGCAATCATCTTGCCCTCGATCGCGAACGCCAGGCAGTCGTACTGCGCCGGACACGAGAAGCAGATCATCTGGGCATAGCGGGCCATCTCGGATGCTGACACCGGCCCAGGGATGCGCTGACCCGGAGCGACCTGCCAAGGGGTAGGTTGCCCCGGCCGCTTCGATCCCCAGCCGTAGCACGCACCGCGTTCCATCCAGGTCGTGTCAAGGCCAAACATGGCCGTGATCAACACGCCCAGATCGTCAATGGAGCCCTCTGTGTTCTGTGACCTTGACACTGGCCGGATACTGTAACCGAGGAGACCTATGGATTCGATGACTCTCAAACGCGTTGGCGGTCGCGAAGTTCTCGGGCGCGGTCGGCTCGACACCTGCGGCAGTGTCGTCGGCCGCGATGTTCGTAGGTGTTTGATTCATTGAGCAGATGCCCCGCCTTGCAATGCGTCCCCAAGCGGAAGACGATGTAGCGCCCCCGGCCCTTGGCGCGCATGTCGGCCATGTTCTCGGCATGAGTCCCAAGGAACAGATGAGCCGGGTTGCAACACGGAGGATTGTCGCAGGAGTGACAGACGCACGTCCTGTCGGGGACCGGGCCGAACGTCAACCCCCATGAAACGCGGTGCGCCTGGACCATGCGCCGGTCGACGTTGATGCGCCCATAGCCCTTATGTCTCGTACCCGTCCACTCCCAGCACTCATCACCACTTCGCCGATCCACCTTCTTCCAGAACCGAACGGCCAGGTCTTGACGCTTTCCCATGCAGGCAGTCTATAGTGTGTAGATGGTCTCACGCACTACGCTTCTTCGCAAGGCGATGCACTACTGCCAGCTCTACGAGTTGACCCGCGAAGACCGCATCTCCCTGGCGCAAATGATCCTCCGGCGCGACATCACGTCATGGAGCGAACTGGACGAAGGTCAGATGACCAGGATGCTCGACGCCCTCGAAGGGTACGGGCTGGTCTGTCACCTGAAGGATCAGACGCCGTAGACGTCCAGCACTGCCTGGTCGCACAGGGCGGTGGTCGGGATGTTCTCGATCGACTGCGTGACGTCACGTGCGTACTGCGAGGCGGCGACGAGGTCCTCCCGGCGGAACAGCCGCTCGAACTCGGTGTTGCGACCGACCACGTAGATGCTCGTCCCCTGGAACGCGCCAAGGTGGAGGACCATGCAGTCCGGGTAGGTGGCGAGCAGGTACCCACCGAAGCGAGTGGGGGCGGCGCGTGCCGTCCTCAACGTCTCAGCGCGTGCCGCACGGTTCCCACAGGCGCAGCCCATCAGGTCTTCCTCCGCTGGGTGGCTTCCATGTGGCAAAGCCTACATCCGCGACGGTTGCCGTCACCGTCCCAGCGCATGTTCACCGGGTCGGTCAGATCGTGGCGTCCACTCCGGCAGACAGCGAGGCGTGCCCGTCGCCTGTTCTCGGCATGGGTGACCGGCTCCAGATGGTCCGGATTGACGCACAGCTTGTTGCGACAGAGGTGGTCAAGTTCCAGGCCATCCGGGATGGGGCCAACGAGGAGTTCGTAACTGAACCGATGGGCCTTTACCCTCGGATCACTGGACTTTGTACCGATGCGAAAGTCGCCGTACCTGGCGGTCGAACCCGACGTCTTCCCCGTCCAACACCAACACCCGGGTCCATCCGCGATCCTCACAGACCTCCAGAACCGCTCAACGACGCGCCCATCCATGATGCCTCCGTCAGGGTTCGAGGACAGCGAGAGAGCGAACCGCAGCAGCGGACCCACGCAGCGCCGTGACCAAGGGGTCGGTCTCGGGGAGCCTATCCGCGGCGAGGCGCGCCAGCTCCAACAGGTCGTCCAACTGGTCGACGGGGACCAGGGCGAAGCGGTTGGTCGTGTGCGTATCCACGAACACCATCTTGGCACGGCTGTTTACGGTATGCAAACACCCTTCTGGGCAACGCCAGAGTCGACAGACGACCAGTGCGCCCAGGACGCACCCAAGAGCGCCCAGCAGCCTCACTTGCGACGGATCAGCGACGCAGGAGAAACGGTCCCGTCAACGGGGGCGGAAGCGATGGCGAACAACAGGGCAGCGAGGGCAGCGAGACCCGAGCCGACCAGCACATCCTCCCACGGCAACTCCACCTTCGGCATCACGCCGACCGTGAGGAACGACACCGCGCTGGCAGCAGCGGCCTTGATGGCGCGCTCGATGGCGTCGAGCCAGAAGTCCTTCGTGAACAGAACCCTGATCTTGTCAGGCATGGTCGTCCTTCCTTTCCCGTGCATCCGGGCTGCGCGGCACGTCATTGCTGGAGGTCACGACCATGTGCGTCGCCGTCGTGGCCGCAACGGTACGGGTCACGATGTCGATGATCTGCTGAGCGAAGTGGGTCGTGAACACTTCCAGCTTGCCTTCGAGGGTGGCGCGGGCCACGCGCTCGGCATCGAGTTCCTTCTTCTGGTCGTCGTACGCCTTGCGGAGTTCCGCGTTGGCGGCGACGATCAGCTCCATCGAGAGGCGCTGCGCCTCCAGGGTGCTCTTGATTGCAGCCTGCCGGAAGACGGCGATCGCCGAACCGACCGTGCCGACAATGCCGAGCACGACAACAATGATCGCCGCCCATGCAGGGAAGTCGACTGAGGTGCCCATCGCAGTCACTTGCCAACCATCCACCAGAAGTCGGCGTTCACGATGCCGGTCTGCGGCTGACCCCAGAGACCCTGGAACCACTTCACGTTGCCCTCGGTCTGCGGACCGAACTTGCCGTCGGGCACGATCGCTGCGCCCTTGTTCTTCATCTGGGCCTGGACCCACGTGACGTACGGCCCGGTTGCGCCGAGCTGGAGCGACGGCATGGCGATCACGTTCAGGTAGCGGAGCGCCTCCGGGGGGTTCGTCCCGCCGGAGCAGTCGTTCACGTGCCAGTTCTCCGACTTGGTCGCCCAGTAGATCGCGAACCGGGGAGCGTTGGCGAACAACCACTGCGTCGCCGCGTAGGTCAGCGGCAGCGGATGGCCGACCAGCGAACCGCGCAGCGCCAGGTCGTCGGCGCTGGCATCACCATGATCGGATGTGCCGGGGACGGCAGCGGTCGCCGGGTAGGTCCCGTTCGGCTGCTTCTTCTTCCGCCAGTACGTCGCGTTCGGGATGCCGTGACCCAACCGTGCGGCGACCTTGGCGCGGTCCGCCGCGGGCCACATCTTCGCCTTGCCGCTCACCTTTGCGACGAGGTACTGGGCGTACGTGCAGGGTTCGTAGCGGTTGTTGAACGCGGACCACTGTTCGGCGAGCGGCCGGTTGCGGCCCGTCGAATCGAGATGCAACCCCGCCTCGACGCGGGCGGCGAAGTGCAGCGCGCGCATGTTGATGGCGAACGAATGGATCAGCAGCATCCGCAGTTCGGTGTGATCATCGACGGTGTCGAGCAACTTGGGGTCGACAGCACCGTTCGGCTGCCCGTTCAGCAAGGGCGACTTGACGGCCGCACGGATAGGCATGGAAACAGCCATGGGGATCAGGTCCTTCGCTTGGAGTTAGAGGGTGAAACCGCGCCCGTAGAACCGGAAGACGTCGAACTGTGCCGGGGCGACCGGGACGGTCGAGGTGACGTTCGCGTACTTGACGTACGCAAGGCCAGCAGACGAGCCGTCATACGAGAGGCACTGCACGGTGTTCGTGGTGGTGTTGTTGTAGTTGAGGTGCAGCGGGAAGTACGTGGAGGCGCTGGCGTCATACATCTCGCCGAAGCCGGTGCAGCTCGCGATGATGTCGGTGTGCCCGATGCCGGAACCTGCGAGGTTCGTGTTGAGGAACGTGGCCGGAGTGGAGAGCGTCATCGGGCCAGCACCCGAGGTAGTGCTCGCGCCCCACACGACGACGATGATGTACTCGTACGAGCTGTCGGGGTGCAGGCGGTAGAGGCCACCGATGGTGCCGTTAACGATGGCGTAGCCGGTGCCCGACAAGGTCGGGGTCCAGGTGGCCCAGCCGTCGATGTCGATGATCTCGCGCCACGCGGCGCCGTCGTACAGCTTCAGCTTGTTGGTGTCGGTCTCCCAGATGACCTTGCCCTCGTAGATGTCCACGCCTGTCGGCGGCGTGGCGGCGGTGTGGAGGGTCACCCGACCAATCGAAAGGTCAACGAACGGCGAGCAGGGCGGCATGGGCCGGACGATAGCAGCCCCACCCGATGTAGGTCTCCACCTACGCTACGGGGCGGCCTCGTACATCACGGCGAACGAGATGCGATACCCGGCCGCCCACGCCCACGGTGCGGCGGCCCCAACGACCGTGTCCGTGCCGGTCGGGTACGTGAGGGGGTACCGGCACGTCATGTAGGCAGCCGACGTGCCGACCAGGATGTCGGTCGAGTTGAAGCTGGAGCCGAGCCCGTTGGTGCAACGCCAGTGCCCGAGCACGGTGAAGGTGCCCGACGTCGTGACCGCAGTCCCGGGGGCGGGAAGCCCGATGCGGTAGTCACCAGTGCCAGCAGCCACTCCAGCGCCCGCGAAGCGGATGTCGCCGATCGCGAACGTCCAGTCCCCGTGACGGGTGTAGCGGCCCGTCGCCGTCCCGGTTGCCCCCAGGTTCGGGTCGGCGGTAGAGCCGGTCAGGGTCGGCGTGAAGTCGATGAACTTGCCGCTCGACGCGTACCGCTCCAACGACCCAACCCGCTGCAACAGACTCCTGAGGGTGGCGGTCATCTCCGGCTCGAACCGCGACATCACGGCCCCGCAATCGCGGACAGACCAGCAAGGACGGTCTCGTCGAGTCCTTCACTGGTGCGGGTTACCGTCACGTCGAGCTGGTCGAGGCGGACACGTTCGGTTGCCGACGAGGAGAACACCGGGTCGATCTCGTAGTCGAGGTAGTCGATCGAGACGATCGGGGTGTTCAGGGCGCAGGTCTCGGGAAAGTCGAGTCGGTACTGCGCGCCGGGCACGAGCATCGACAGATCGTTGGGGAAGGTGGGGGAGCCGAAGTTGGGGCTCAACTGCACCTGCTCGATCGTCACCTTGGGCGCTGCGTTGAGTGCGGCGCGAGCCTCAGCGGAGATGGCCGACGGCGCGTTCGCGTCTGCGGCGGAGTCGGTGATCACTTCATGCAACGGGAACGACAGGTAGGTGTTGTTGGTCGCCGTGATGATGTTCGCGAACCCGGTCACGCCCTGGCCGGTACCGCCCATGAAGACAACGGTGGACAGGTCGATAGCGTCGACATCCACCGGCAGGTCGCCAACGATCGTCGATTCATTCAGGACCGGGTCAACATATGCCGTGGTGCCCTTGCTCCAGAAGGCCTTGGGGTCGAAGTGGATCGTGTCGAGGAGCTGCGTCCAGCTCAGCTCATAGGCGTCCATGATCTCCGCGATTGCAGCGGCCCTTTTCTGGAGCGGGGCGACGCGGTAGCTGCGGGAGATCAGAATGCCCGACGGATAGACGCCGCCATTGATGCTCGGTCGCATGTCGTACGTGTACGGAACGGTGGTGTCGAGGAAGACGTCATCGATGATCCCGCCCAACACGTCGAGGAGTTCGGCGTCGACATAGTCCACGTCGGCGGCGATGCACCGACGGCTCAGGATGATCGACCGGTCGTGGGCGCCGATGGTGACCGACCTGGAATCCTTGGAGCGACTCCACGACGTGATCGGGCCGTCCCACACCTTGGCCCCGTTGCGGAAGATCGCCAGCATGTGAATCCACGGCATCAGGCCACCGAACGGCGCGCAGCAGTCGATCCCGCCGTCAGCACCAGGCACGGTGACGGACGCCACCGAGGTCGTATTGCGGGTCCTCTGCCAGGAGATCGTCGACCACGGAAGATTCGCATACACCAGGTCGCCAGCAACGATGTCGTGGGCGATGACCCATGCCTCGTATTCGTCCGGGTAGCCGATCGAGCCCATCAGGCGCACCCGAACCGAGCGCAGGACTTGATCACGGTGGTCCAGGTGGTCGCATAGGTCGACAGCGTCGACGACGACGGGGTGATGTTCGGCTCGACAACGGTGACGCCGTCATCGCACCCGAAGCTGATCCAGCGCCGGTACAGCGACGTCGAACCACTGAACGAGATGTAGTCGTCATTGATCGCCGACCCGGCAAGGTAGGTGCCGAGACGGACGAGGTCGGCGCCGTCCGACCACTCCAAGGTAAGGAAGGGGTTGCGGCGCTTAACCGTCCGGGCGCCGAAGTCGATCACGACCTCCTCACCGGCAGGGATGCCGACGCCGGACGCCGACCCGAGGACCATCGCCCCGATGACGGGCATCTCCACGATGCGCGAAGTGGCGAGCCCAGCCGGGTTGGCGTAGCCCAGCACGCGCAGCACGGGCAGGAACTTGCCCGCCTCGTACGGGGAGGTGATCGTGACGATGGGGGAGACGTTGCCGTACGCCGGACCCGTCACCGCACCCACCGCCTGAGGCGACGTCCCGATGAACTTCGCCTGGTCAGCAGGGGAGTCCGCCGCCGCAGCCGTGATCGCGCTCTTGAGGGACACCTGCGTGACGACCGTCGACGGCTCCCGGAAGAAGCACGGGGATTCGGCGCCAAGAGTGAACGAGGCGCGACGGATGCGACACCCGCCATCCTCGACAGGAGGCGCTTCCCACTCCGGCCCGGCAAGCAGGGCGACACCATCGAGACGAGCAAGGCCGTCTGTCGGGTCGAGGTCGGGGGCACCAGGGCAGTATTCGCGTACCCACATCGACGGCTTCGAGCACCCGCAACAATCGAGCAGGGTCGTCTCCAGCCAACGGAACAGGTGGTTGAGTCCGCGATCCGACGAGCCCATCAGGAGGACGTTGAACGCCATCACGCGATGAGCCGAGGACTGCGGGCCGAAGTATGCGCCACCGCGGAGGTTCCCGCCAGCGGTCACCGAACGCGAGTGGACGCCACCATCGAGCCCCGTCCACTCTTCGATGTGGAAGCCGAAGGCCTCCGTCGAGGCGGGGACACCGGCGACATACCACGGCGCTCCCGTAGCCAATGTGTTCAGGGTCGTCCAGCTCGTGACCGTGCCGTCCGAAGCCATGGTGCAGGGGTTGTAGTGCAGGCCAGAGCACCCGGCGTCAGCGAGAACGTCATGGAACCCGTAGCCGCCAGCGCTCGCCAAGGCGGCAGCGGTCCGGGCCTCGTTGATCACTTCGACGGCGTTCCCGAACCCGTCGGAGAGATACATGAATCCCTGGTGGTACGACATCGGCGGTCAGCCTACACAATCCGCGCAAGGCGGTTCGCGACGCCGAGAGCGATCGCGGACGGGTCGGTCGTCTGCGGGTACACGTTCACCTCAACGTGGCGGGTCTGCCCATGCTTCGAGATCGGGACGCCGGGCGTCATCAGCCCAACGTCCGGCAGGCGGTTCGGGTTCGTGGCCGCAGGCACGGCGTTCTGCACATCGTTCAACTGCTGGATGAACGCGGCAAGAGCGTCGCTCGACAGGCCCAGCGAATCGGCCAGGGCGAGCACGTCAGCCTGGCTGAACCCGAGGTTGACGGCCGTGCGGATCAAGTCCTCGACCTGGCGCTGCAACGTCGCGGCGACGGTGTTCGCGTCCTGCCCCTGAGCGAGGAGGGTCTGGCCGAGGGTGGCGATGGCGTCGAAGGCGCCTGTGAGGGCCTGGAGGTTCGAGGCGCCGATGACGTCGTTGACGTTCAGCGAGAACGCGGACTCACCGAGGATGTTCTTGTCGGCGGCCGTGAGGTCCTTGGCCTTCTTCGCGTTGACGTCCCACACGGTCTGGGCATTGGAGCCCACGGTCGACAGGAGCGACTGCACGGCGTTCGTGATGCCAGCCTGAGCGTTCATCAACGGGGCGGTCGTGTTCAACCCGGCGCCACTGCCGACGAGCGCGCCGAACAGCGCGACGCTGGCCGTCGACATGGCAGTCGAGATGCCCCCAGCCTTCTCGGTGGCGGCCTTGATCGCGTCCTCGACGACCTTGGACACAACCGACGTGACGTCCTGGGTCGTGTCGGCGATGCCGTTGGCGAGACCCTGGCCGATGAACTGACCGATCTCGTAGAACTTGCGCGAAGGCGACCGGACGCGAGCGGCGAACTTGGCGGCGTCGATGGAGTCGTTGACCATCTTCACTGCCTTCGCCACGACCACAGCGATCTTGGCGTCGATGCCGTCCTTGGTGCCGTTCGCGATGGCGGCGCCAAGACCTGCACCCTTCGTGTGCGCGGCCGTCAGGTCGACCGTCGGCGTAGGCATCGGGAGCGGGTGCTGAGAGGCTGCGTACCCCTCCTGGGTGGCCCCGGCCATCTTCGAGCCGACCAAGGCGGCAGCCTGCTCGTCGAAGGTCACCCCGGCCAGTGCGGGGTGGTCGACGACGTACTGCTTCACGTCGTCGACCGTCAACCCGAGGTCGGTCAGCGCCTTCGCCGTGTCGAAGTTGAACTTCGTGATGTCGACCGCGGGGAAGTTCTCCGTCATGTAGTCGCTGATCTTCTGCGCCTCGGCGGCGGAGTTGTCGGCGGTCTTCTTGTTGTCGAACGTCGGGAACAGGGCGGGCAGCGACTTCTCCAGGTCGGCCTTGACCTGGGCAGCGAGAGCCTCGTCGGTGATCCCGGACAGGTAGGCGTCGATGATCGGCTGGACGTAGGCGCGGGCGGAGGCGTCGTCGACGATCGTCCCGGCGGGGGCGTCACGCAGGGCATCGCCGATAGTCTTCGACAGCTCGGCCTTGTTGATCGTGAGGTTGGCGGCGGTGACCTGATTCATGCCGCCGTTAGTGGCGGTCGACTGGAGCGACTGACCGAGGTTGGCGGCGGCAGAGATGGCCTTGGCCTGGGCCAGTGCAGCGGGAGTGACGCCCTGGTTGAACAGGGAGTCGAGCTGGTCGTTGGCGACCAGGGTGATGTCGTTGATCGCCCGGACGTGCTTCTCGACGGTGTCCAGGGACCCGACGATGGTCCCCGGCTTGAAGTCAGCGAACACCCGGGACGAGCTATTGATTTCGTCCAAGGCCTTCTTGGTCGCGTTGGCGGCCTTGGTGAGGTCCCCCGATGTGTCGAGAACATTCTGGAGGTAGTCGGCATTGTTGATGATGGTGTTGGCGAAGCGTGCGGAGACCTCGTCGGAGCCGTTGATGGCGGTGAGCCAGTCGTTGATCGTCGTCGGACCGCCCTTCTCGTTGATCTGAGAGAGAACAGCGGCGACCTTCTCGGCGTCCGCGCCGAAGCGCCTGGAGAACTCGTCCGAACTGGCAGCGGCAGTGAAGAAGGTGTCCGCCAACTTCTTCTTCATGGTGTCGAGGTCCCCGCCAGCAGCGAAGATCGGCGCGATGTCCCTGCTCCACGTCAGACCGAACTGGTCCAGGGCCTTGATGCCATCCGCGCCCAACGCGTCCTGGACCGCCGAGCGGAAGGCGCTGAGACCGGCAACGTCCCCCAGCCCAACCATGCCGGTTGTCAGCTTGTCGATGCTAATGGTGCCATCCTCGGCAGCCTTCTTCAGATCGTCCTTCAGGGCGCCAGCGACCTGCTTGACCTGCTCCTTGAACTTCTTGGCCTCGTACCCGGCGTGGCCAATCGCGGTGCCCAGCAGGGACACGCCTGCGGCGGCAGCGCCGATGATCGGATTGCCGGTCAGGGCAAACCCGGTGACGCCAGCCGTCAAAGCGCCGAACAGACCGTTGCCGCCAGAGGCCCCTTCGGCCTTGCCGCCGACAAACGCCGACAAACCAACGGCGGCGGCGCTGCCGATAGCCGACCCAACAATGCGGCCGACGGAGGTGCCCTGTTCCTTCGCCAGCGTCTTCAACGACTGCCATGCCCCACTGAGCCCCTGCGCGATCGCCGAACTACCCGAACGCAGGCCCTCAGAAAGAGACGCGATAAAGCCCTTGGAGCCAAGGCCGCCGAACTGGTTCAGAGCGCCGGAGTCGATGACCGCCTTGAAGGGGGCGGTGATCAACTTGGCGACGCCACCAAGGGCCTTGCCCAGACCGCTGAAAATGCCGCCGACGGCGGTGAAGTGCTGCTCGATCTTCTGGCGGAACATACGGCCAGCGATCTCGGCATCCGTGAACCCGGACTTCAGCTTCGTCAGGGCATCGCGTGCCTTGACGATGGACTGGTCGTTCAGGTTGAACCCGAAGCCCAGCTTCTTCCCGCCGAGCGCGGTGATCTCGCGGTTGATCCCGTCGAGTTCCTTCTTCAGTGACGCCTTCGCCTTCGCCGCGGCGGAGCCACTCCCACCGAAAAGCCCCGAGAGGAAGCCGCCAGCGTCGGCCAACTTGGTCCTGAGGCCGACCGACAGGCCGCTACCGGCGGATTCCCCCACACCCCGGAACCGCTGGAACAGGCGCGCCGCGAGCGGGCCGATCGCGATGGCGGCAAGAATGATCTCCGGGTTGGACAGCACGGCGCCCAGCCCGGCGAGAAGGCCGTCCCCGATCATGCTGACCAGCTTGGGAAGGTTGGCGATCACGCCCTCCGCGAACCCCTGGATGAACTTGGCGCCGATGATCACGGCTGCGGCGGCGATCCCCAGGACCGCCTTGATGAACAGGGGGTCGGAAACAATCGAGCCGATGATTCGGCCGACCTCTTCGACGAACCCGAGAACGGCCATCGCCATCTTCTTCAGGTTCGGCGGGGAGAACACTTCGGCGAAGAAGTCGAGGACCTGCTTACCGATCGGCAACAAGGCCTTGGCGACGGTCGCCGCGATCGACGCAACGGTCGCGCCGATGCCAGACAGGGCCGAGGCGGCGCCGTTCCGCAGGCCGGAGAAGTCACCACCGAACGCCGTGCCGATGGCGGTGGCGAGGACCTTGAACCCGTCGATGGCGGGTCGCAGGAACGGGAGGACCTTCTGGAAGAAGGCGTCGGCCTTCTCGCTCACGAACGCCCAGGCCTTGGTCAGGTCGTCACGCACGATCCCGGCGAAGTGCTGGATGGCGGGGACGACGGTCTTCGTAATGAAATCGGCAGCGGTGTTCAGGGCCGACATGAGGTGGGTGCCGATGTAGTCGGCAAACGAGATGACCGCCGGGATTGCCGTGTCGGTCACGAACGACATGGCTGCCTTGACGGCCGGAGTGAGCAGGTCGCGGACCTTCGCAGCGACGGCACCAGCCTTGTCGGCCAGCTTCCCGAACGCGTCGCGGAGGGCGGGGGAACGCGACGACAGCACAGAGATGGCCGCGCCGAGGAGACCGGCGGCGGCAACCGCGGCGCCCATCGGAGTCAGCAGCAACTTCGACGTGACGGAAAGCAGCTTGAGGACTTCCACGGCACCCTTGGCCGCCACCACGGCGAGCATCCCGGCCGCCATACCCTTCAAGGCGTCACGCACGATCAGCAGACCAGGACCGACCTTGCCTTCAACGAACGCGGTCAGCCCGGCCGCCGTCTTCCCGAGAGCGACGTTTGCCGCTGTCACCACGGGGAGGAACTTGCGCTCCAGCGAGGAGACAAGTTGAAGGATGGACGCCTGCCGGATGCGGGCGGCATTGGCGCCCTGCGACGCCGTGCGAGCGAAGTCGCCCTGGGCCAGAGCGGAGTCCTTGACGATGGCGGAGTAGGCGGCCTGCGCCTTCTGGGCGGCCGTCAGGACGCTCTTGCCGTCAGAGATGCCGAGCAGGAACGCCTCGTGCCGCAGGCGGGCGTCGGAGACGTCGATGCCGAACTTGCGGAGGGGTTCCGACTCGCCAACAAGGCCGGAACGCAACGCCAGGAAGGCATCCTCGACGGGCACGTTGTTGAACGAACTGAGGTCCGTGGCGATCTGGGTCAGCGACACCGACAGCATCGCGGACTGCCCGCCCGCCAGGCCCAGCGAGCGGAAGAGGTTGCCGAACGTGCCGGTTGCCTCCAGGGCTGCGGCCTGCGTAGCGCCAAGCGCCGTCGGCGCCTGGGCGGTGAACGCCAGCACGGCGTCGGTGAACTCGCCGAACACGACCTTGTTCTTGTTCACCTGCTCGCCGAAGTTCACTGCGTCAGTGAATGCGGATGCCCCAAGCTGGGCGAGACCAACCCCACCCACGAGACCGGCGATGCCAAGGCCGACGCCGCGGCCGGACACCGCACCGAGGACGCCCTTCGAGGTGATGGTCCGCAACTCAGTGAGCTGCCGTTCCTGCCGCAGTACGGACGACCGCAGCTCGCGCTCCTGGCGGGTGAACGAGTTGTTGATGATCGACTCGCGCGACCGGAGGGCGGGGTTCAGCCCTTCGGTAAAGACGTTGTTGTTGCGCCGAAGCACCGACGTGAGGCCGGAGAACGCCTTGCTGAACCCGGAGGTCATCGTCCGGGCAACACCAGCGATCGTCGCGCCCAGGCCCTTCTCCAGGCGACCGATGGTCTGGAGCGCCGCCTGAGTGAGGGCGACGCGCTGCTTGCCTGCGGTGCGCGTGGCGATGATCTGGGTTTGGGCAGCGCGCTGGGCCTCGATGGCGAGACGGGAGTTGGCGCCCCGCTGGATTTCCAGCTTCTGCTGCGCCTCGCGGCTGATGATCTCGCGCTGCGTAATCGCCGAGGCCCGCTCCTGGGACCGAGCCCGATACTGGTTGGCGGCGATGACCCTGGCCTCATTGCCAGCGAGCTGAAGCGCCCGGGTCAGGTTGTAGGCCTCCTTCGATGCGCTGTTCAGCGTCTTCTGCAACTCAGTGCCCATCGACGCGATGCCCCGGAGGGCCGACTTCGACAGGGCCTCGTTGAGGTCCTTGGCCAGCTTGTTGATCGCCTGCTTGCCCTTGCCAGCGTTGAGAGCGCGATCCATGGCGACGGCGCCACGGTCAGCACCATCACCCAAAGCCTTCTCGATCAAGCGCGCGATGGCAGCCTCGGTGCCCTGGTCGAGACCAGCGCTGAGGGTGACATCGGGAGAACCAGAGGCGGGCACGCCGACAGATTACTCGGTAGTAGGCCTCGGACGGGGCTTTGCTGCCGCAAGGAGCGCTTGCAGCTTTGCCATTTCGGTCGGAGCGGGCGCTTCCGCGCCTGCGGCCTTCGGCTCCTTCTTCGACTTCCCGTCCGACCGCTGCTTGTTCTCAGCCATCACCTGCTCGACGGTCTTGTCGCTGTAGCCGACCAAGGCCTTCATCATCTCGCGGTACTCGAACGGGTTGGTGAACCCACCCGGGCTCCGGGCGAGGAACGTCCACGCGATGTCGCAGAACTCACTGAACGACAAGGCGTCGAACTTGCGCCCCGACAGGGCGAGGGTGCCCCCTATTTCCGCACGGACGTCCGGCTGCCAGCCGTACGCCGCGAGGTGGAGGGCGACTCGGTAGGGCGTTCACCTGCCACCTCGATGAGACGGTTGAGGAGCAACCCCAACTTCTCGGCCGACAGGTTCTTGACCTTGCCCAACTCCTGACGGAACTGGTCCGCTTCGTCGGGGTGAATGACGTTCACGATGAACCGTGCGACCGCACCGGCGTCACCGCTCATCATCTCGGCGATCGAGAAGTTGTTCACGTCGCAGACCACGGTCCACTCGCGACCCAACAGCTTGACCTTCTTCGTGTGTGCCGGTGCGGCCTCGTCGTAGATGCCGAGTTCGGCATCGAGGTCGATGACCTTCTTCAGGGGAGTTGCCATGCGGGCATACTACGCCCCGGAGCGGGCCGATGCGAGGACCGTCTCCACGGCGCGGTCAAGGGCGCGCTGCATGAAGTGACGCGGGTGCTGGTTGCCGGGGTGCCACACCGACACCGGACGGGCCAGCTTGCCCTTCTGCTTGGGCGTGCTGCCGAAGGGGCCGTAGGCGTTGGCGCGAGCGATCGACCGAGCACTCGCATCCTTCGCGATGCCACGCTGGTTGGAAGGGAAGGCCAGGCGGTCGGTGTTCACCGCCGTGATCTCGTGCGGCGGAGCACCCTTCTCCAGCGCGCCCACCTTTGCCTTCGGGGCCGACGACCGGGCGGTAAGCAGGATCGGGAACGAGCGGCCGTCCCATTCGACGTCGACGCTGATCGAATTGAGCAGGTGTGCGCCGTGGCGGCGGCGGTCCGGGTCGCGGTCGTTGACGAACTCGGCAGCGATGATCTTGTTGGCCTCGACAACCGCCAGGTCGGCGGCGCGCTGCAACAGTAGCGCCGCCTTCTTCGCCGTCGCTGCCTCCACCTGGGCGGCAAAGGCGCTGTTCCCGGCGAGCGAACGCGTGATGCGGACCTTGGCTCCCATCGTCAGCCCCAGGGAAGGTCGATGGTCACCGGGGTCGTCCAACCCACGACGCCGCCCGCGGGGAACAGAGGAGTGAGGATGCCGACGGAACCGTTGGAACACCGGACCCCAGAGGGGGTCAGGGAGCGCGACGACGCGAGATAGGCCAGCCGCCTGTGCAGCGTCTCGCCCCGGGAGAACATGTACCGGGCTGCGGCAAGCTGGAACGACGGACTCGGCAGGACGATTCCCGACCCATCGGAGTAGGCGGTCGGCCAACCGGACTCCCGGAGCCTCACATCGAACGTGGCCCGGTACAGGCCCATCGACCCAGGGACAGTCCCGGTGCTCGACGCGATCGACGTGACGGTGACCGTCAGCGCGTCGGTGATGCCGTCATCGCCGACGCCCATGGTGACGTACCCGGCCAGCTCCTCACACCCCGCCGGGCAGCAATCTCCCAACGCTGCGAGCCCCTCAGCAAGGAGGTGCGCCGCGATCGAATACAGCGAGTCGCAACACGGTTCGGGAAGGTCTTCGCAGTCGAGCGCGGGGATGGCCATGGCGCCATGGTAGCCGCCGTGACAAGATGGGTCGATGAAGGAGAAGCAGCGGTGCCGTCGGACAGGGAAGCGTCGCTACCGGGACCACGAGGAAGCGGTCGGGTCCCTCAAGAAGATCGGGAACAACTCCACCCGCGAAGTGGTGCCCGTGCGGGCCTACGAATGCGACTTCTGCGACGGCTGGCATGTGACCAGCCAAGAGGTCTGGGGGCAAAACGCCAGCGACCCCACCCGGAGGCGGGGCCGCTGAGCGGACAATTGCAGGTGCCTAACCGGCAACCAGGTTAGCTGGCGACCGGGATGTCCACGTAGCCAGCCGTGACGGTGGCGGCGATGGCGTTGTACTCGGCCTCCGAGTAGCCGACCGCGAAGTGCGGGGCGTTCGGGGCGTAGCCAGCGCCCGGGTAGTCGTTCCACGGGCCGTCGAACAGGTTCGGGTTGTTCACGGCCTTGCCCGAGAAGGTGACACGCTTGATGTCGTCACCGAACGACTGCGAGCCGGGCAGCAGCTTGACCTTGCCGAAGACGTGGCCGATGGCGTGCGGGGTCGAGGAACCGGCGACGGCGCAGTTGCCCGCGCCCTGCACGATGGCGGTCGTGATGACCTCCAGGTACACGCCGTTGGTCGCCGCGGCGGTGTAGAGCGGGTCGTAGTAGCCGATCACCTTGCCAGCGTAGGAGCCGGCGGCCTTGCCGAGGATGGTGCCGCCGCCGAACAGGAGCGCCATCAGCTCGAAGTCGGACACGCCGAACTCGCCGCTGATGGTGTACCGCTTGATCTTGTTCTCCTTCTCGTAGGTGAACAAGATGTCGCCGCAGGCGTTCTTCTGCTCGTAGTTGGTGCCCTCCTCGATGTCGGGGTCGGCGGTGAGGGTGACGAGCGCAGCGGTGACGATGCCACCGTTGACGCCGCCCGTGGGGGAGCAGTCGGAGTCGAGGCGCGCTGCACGGACGATGCAGGCCTGAAGTTCGCCGATGTTGACGCCGCCAGCAAGGTTGGTGGTCATGGGGCTGTTCCTTTCGATGCGAGAACTGGCCTAGCGTCGCATCGGGGAGCCCGGTATGTCTACGTCTGGTGGCGGGGTCGAGTGGCTGCCGTTAGGCTGAACCCATGCCAATGGCGTCACCCGAAGAACAGCGTCAGTATCAGCGTGAATGGATGCGGCGGCGGAGATTGGCGTGGATCGCCACCAACGGCCCCTGTCGCGAATGTGGATCGTCCGATGACCTAGAGGTCGACCACATCGACCCCTCGACGAAAGTGGCGCACAAGGTGTGGTCGTGGGCGCGAGAGAAGCGTGAGGCCGAGCTGGCGAAGTGTCAGGTCCTCTGTCGCGCCTGCCATCTTGCCAAGACCATCGCCCAGTTCAAACGCCCCGTCCCCCACGGCACCCACCACGGATACAGCCATCACGGGTGTCGCTGTCAGCCCTGCCGGGCGGCGCACGCCGCATACGAGCGCGCCCGGCGAGCGGGGCTGCTTTAGTTGCGGGGGCAGGATTTGAACCTGCGACCTCCGGGTTATGAACCCGACGAGCTGCCGGACTGCTCTACCCCGCGTCGTGTGCTCCACCTGAACGGAGGAGCCAACCGTTATCGTACGCCAACTTGCCGACCGCGTGGAGGTATGTATGGCAGGGCGAGCAGACGTGCAGGCCGTTCTCGACCGTGTTCGACTCGGCGTGTGTCCGGCGCAGGCGGTGGTGCATGTGGGTCGCCTGGCCCGTGCAGTGCTGGCTGTGAACCTCGCAACGACCGCCAGAGCGGCGGCGGATCGCCTCGCGGACCGCGGGGCTGAAGTCGGTCTTCGACTTGCTGTTGCCGCGCTTCATCGCTGTCCGCTTCATCGGCGTTGACCGAGGCGGCATCGAGGAGCGCTTCACGAGCCGGACGGGCCGGTGACCTCGACCAGCCGCCAGCCGTTGGCGGTGTCCGGGGACCACACGCCCTTCACGCCGGGGCCGAAGGGCGCGAAGAGATCGAGGAACCGAGCAACCGCCGGGAGGCCAAGGGCCGCCACGTCGTCCTGAGCGGTCGTAACGTTGACGCCCTGCACGTTCGCCGACACGACACCGCGAAGGCGAGAGATGGCGGAAGGGTCCTTCATCATCAGGCAGACCAGCTCAACAGCAGCGGACTTCGACACGGCGGTGATGGCGCGCCCGAAGCGATAGGTCACCGAGAACGTCCCGTCTTCGGTGTCGTCCTTCATCAGGTCATTCGTCGTGGGCCAGTAACCCGACACCCGAGCGAGCCACTGGCTGTTGATCAGCTTGTACCCGGACGGGGAGAGAACGACGCCGTCGATGACGACCTCGATGATCTCCAGCCCTTCCACCCGAAACGGAATCGCGTCACCCAGCCACCACTCGACACCAGGCTGGTAGGTCTCCAGGCCGACATGCCAGCAGGAACCCGCCTCGGCGATGGGGCGAACGGTGCGAGTGCAGATGCCATGCACGCGCCCCCCGGAGAGCTGAAACAGCATGTCGGACGCTTCGTCGATCAACTCCTCGATCAACGGGCCATCGACAGCCTCATCGAACGAACACGCGCACGGAGCGGCAAGCACGTCCTCCAACGAGACGAACGACTGACAGGCCATGTTGGGCATGGGCGGAGACTACACCTCGGACAGCAGATCGACAATGAACTGCGCCGCACGCGCCGACGACGACCCGTCGCCCCACGCATACGCCCGCGCGCGTGCGACGGAGCCGAGGGCCTGCGCCACGCCCCGCAGCGGCGTCTCATGGATGAGGTCCCAAGGGTTGAGGGCCAGCAAATCGCGATGGTCGTTGACCTCGATCCCAGGGACCCAGCGCCAGAAGCGAAGCCCGTGCTCGACGTCCCGGCGATACCACGGGGCATTGAGGGCAACGACAGGGCGGCTGATCAGCGCGAACTCGTACATCAGCGACGAGTTGTCCATCATCAGGATGTCGACCTGCTCGAACACTTCCCTGTCCGTGTAGAGCACCGGCACATCGGGGAGCAGCTCAGCCCACTGACGGATGAGCTCACCGCGCCACTTCGGGTGCTCGTGGACGAACACCCTGAAACCGGCCGAGCGATACCAAGCCACGATGTCAGCGATGTGGGGCGCGTACCACTCCCACGCGCTGCGCGACTCCGGCGAGAGACGACAGTCCCAGTGGAACGCGAAGCAGATCGCCGGTGAATCCCCGGGCTGCTTGTAGGGGCGCTGGACCCACTGGTCCATCTTCGGACAGCCGACGGCGATCGAGGGCGCCGTCGTCCAGCGCGAAGCGACCTCCTCGTTCGGGGAGATGAACCCGACGACACCCTGGTGGCGCTGCCCACCGGAGGCGGAGTACGACGGATCAAACGGACGATCGCTGTACGTTTGTCCCGCGCCGTGCTCGACGTAGATCATCGGACACTGACCGCGAAGCGGAGAGACGTCTTGCCAGCCTGCGACCATCGCGATGCGCCCCATCGGCGGGCGGGTTGCCTCGCCGGGCCGCGCCAACGGGAGCACGTTGCCCCGCAGGTGGTCAGGGAGGGCCTCGAAGATCGGGAGCATGTGGTCCTGGTAGTGCGTCTCCGACGCCACCATGTCGATCTTCACAGGAGAGCCTCCATCTCGGCGAGGTAGATCGGGCGCATCTCCGCCCAGTCGCGGACCATCGTACTCTGCCGCGCGCGCGCGTCCCAGAGCAGGGAGCGGTCATTGGCGAGCCGATCGATCCGGGAAGCGAGGAACCCTGCGTTGACGTCCCACACGTCGATCACGCCGCCAGCGAACTGCATCGGGCGGCTCCGCACCGGGGAGACCAGCTCGGCTGCCAGCTCCTCGTTGGGGCGGACATCGGTCATCATCACGACAGTGCCGCTGGCGGCGGCCTCCAGCGCGGGAAGGCACAGTCCTCCGTAACGACGGGGAAGGACCAGGACGTCCCGGCCCCAGTACATCTCCCAGCGGTCCTCGACCCCATTCGGCCGGAGATCGAGCTGGACGTTGCGTTGGCGGCGGAACTCCGGCAGGGAGCCGTCGATGCCGGAGACAAGCAGGGTGACCTCCGCGGTCACCATCCTCATCGCCTGCACCAGCAGCTCGGTGCCGTTCCTGTCGGCGTGGGCGCGCTTACCGACGACGTGCACCAAGTTGAGCGGGCCGTCTACCTTGAACATGTTCGGCTGTCGGTTCATCGGGACAGGCATCACCTTCCCCGGAGGGAGGATGCCGGTGCGCCAAGAGGTCGGCCACCACCAGGCGTCGGGATGCGGGATCGACGGGTCGCTCGTGTGGCGGACGAACTCGGGGTTGCCTTGGATGATCAGCTTCACGCCCATCTCCCGGCACCACAACGGCATCCGCCAGTCATTCGGCGTCTCCACCGTGAAGACGACATCCAGACCCTTCAGCCAGCGGCGGACGGTCAGCTCGTCAAGCCGATGGTACTTCGGGTCGTAATCCACATCGGTGCGGTTCTCGTACCACCGGGCATCCACGACGCAGTCCGGTTGCGGCATCCGCACCAGCAACACCCGATCAACCGGCATGTTGTCGTAGAAGTTCTTGCTCTGGATCGCAATGCCCCGAGCGACCTCGGCCCTAGCGATGAGCCCGATTTTCACGCTCCACCTCCCGTCGTTCCTCGGCGTCAAGAACCCTGCACCGGCAGGGATGAACCTTCGACCGTCGACGCCATTCGCCCTTGCCGAGACACAGTTCGCAGTCCGGGTCGGCGGGGACGAGACGCCCCATCAGCCGCGCCAGTTGACGCTCCTGCCGGACCTCTTCCCACGCCTGCCAGTTGTCCTTCTTGCTCCGGTGCTCGGGGCGTTCCTGCTGGTACACGAGATCGCGTAGGACGCGCAGTGCCGCGTGGTCGGACATCACGGCCCGGAACTCAGCTTCGGTCAGCATCCCCTTGCGCTTGTTGCACGAGTTACAGCAGATGGCGATGTTCGCCCGGACGTCTGCCCCTCCTCGCGCCTTGGGCACGCGATGATCGCCGGTTGCTCGCGCGCCGTCCGACGGCGGGAGGTCCCGGTACACCTGGGTGCCGCAGTATTCGCAGAACACCTCGGCAGCGTTCTCGTACGCCTCGCGCACGGCCGCCGACGTAATCCCTTCGGGCCAATTCATTGACATGTCAGTACCTCATCTTCTGCCGGTAGCGGGCCTGCGCCTCGGCGTTGCAGGTGCGACAGCGACGGCGCTGGTAATTGCCGGATCGAACCAGCATCAGATTGTCCCCCGACAGCGGATGCCCATGACCACACTGACTCCGCGCCGCATATGCCGCTGCCACCCCCGCGCCACGCATGATGTTCTCGCGGGGCGTCACGACTTCCAAGTGCGCCGGGTTGACGCACGCCGGGTTGCGGCAGAGATGGTCCAAGTGCATCCCGACGGGGACCGGGCCGATCTCCTGTTCGTACAGCCACCGATAAGCGCGTCCGCCATTTTCGCCAGTCCAGAAGAGGCCGTAACCCCGTTTGTCAGTTGCTCCACGCCACGGCCAGCATTCCGCCGCCGGGCCACGATCCACAAACCGCCAGAAGCGGTTGAGGGGGGGTGTCTTTGTCATAACCATAGCCTACTAGTAGATCATTGGAAACTTCGGCTCATCCTTGCGGCCGTCCAGATGGTAGGACCGCTTGATGTTGCCATCGGGGTGGTAGATCGCCAGCCGGTGACCGGGCTTGGACTGGACGACCGAGTGCATCTTGTCCTCGATCATCGTGCGCGATTCCGTGTTGAAGTTCTCAGCCAGGATGCGACGGTAGTAGTCGGAGTTCGCGAGATGAGGACGTTGTGACCACTGGCGGGTGCGGCGCACGGGCACGCCGAGCAGTTCGCGGGTGTGATGGTCGACCATCAGGTGCTCGTGCTCTTTCAGGACATGCGCCTCGTGATGGAAGCGGAGCACGTCGAGATGGCCGTTGGCGACCACGTCAACGGCCCGGGGCCAGTCGATGAACTCGTCGGTGACGAGCGGAGCGTCGTGCTCCATGAACAGAACGGCGGGCTTCGTGACGAGGTTCATTGCCCAGCGCGTCAGGTTGGCCTGGTGCAACCAGGTGGACGAGATCAGCGGGAGGATGTTCCGCTTGGTATTCGTCCAGCGGGTCAGGTTGTAGAGGTACTCGTCGTACGCCACCCTCAGATGCTCCTGCTCGGGACGGACCCCGTCGCAGGCGATGAGGATGTCGACGTCGCCGAACCAGTGTTCGACCGACGCGACGGTCTCCTGGATGATGTCGAGGCCCGGGTTCGTCGGTGACGGGGACGTCGTGATCAACACCTGCATCATCGACCACGGATGGTCCCACCGCGGTTCCGGCAACTCGAACCCGAGGCCGCGGAGGTCCTCTTCCAACTGCCAGACCATCGTCGACTTCCTTTCCTGCCACCACGCCGAGCACGTGGCCGACCAGATGAACTTGAAGCGGTGGAGCATCTCGGCAACCCCTCCAGCGTTCTCCCAGTCGGCGATCGACGGGAGGGGGACGTTGGGGCCGTACGCGAACGACCAGTAGCCGCTCAGTCCGGCGGGGGTCAGCTCATCCACCATCGGGATCGCCCCTGCCTCGAGCGCTTCGTACACCCGGAACGTGTCGACCGATTCCGGCCCCGAAGGGCAGGGGACTATCCACGAACGGGCCAGCTCGGCGGCGTACGCAGCAGGGGACTGCCCCTGGGCAAACCCTTTCGTTGCAGTGAACCGCCCAGGCAGGCGCGCGGCCAGCTTTGCGAGGCCGTTTGCGGCCTGTTTGCGACGGCTGTTGGTGACCTGACCAGAGAACGACCAGGCGATGTCTTTCTCAGGGGCCAGATCGCGCCCGGCCTGGATCAGTTTGGGTGTCGCCGCGCCCCAGCCGTTGCCGAAGAAGAACCCGAAGGTGTCCATGTCGGCGTAGTGGACCGGGTGAGGCATCTGCACCCAGAAGCGGATGTTCGGGTGCTTGATGTCTTTCCACGGGAACTTGCCCTCTTCGTCGCCACAGAGGACCAGCAGCACCGAGTCCAGCTTGGCGAGGACTCCGTTGATCCGCTGAATGTCCAGCGGGTCGACATGGTGGCGGGCGGGGAGCACGACGATTGCCTTCCCTGTCCCACCGACCATCTCCGGGTAGATCATGCAGAGCGGGTCAACGAGGCGGACGTGATGAAACTTCATGTCGTGGGGCCACAGCGACCCGTCGAACATGGCCTCCAGGATGCGGGTGTCCCACGGGCCGCGGGCGTCGATGTGCTCATGGAGGGAGAGCCAGACGACGGGGATCGTGGTCATTTCTGGAACTCCATGATGAGGGACTGCGCTTCGCGGTCGTCG